TAATATTGTAAAAATCGCAGGTTGTAAGGTCGTTTGTGTCAAGCTCGTTTATAAGAATATAGTTTGCCGCAACGCCGAGCAAATATCCTGATTTTGTGACAATTGTATTTGAACCCACAAGAAAATCAATAGATACTCTTCTTCCGATTTGAGTGCGTATAAAACCGTTTAGATATTGCACACTTTCGGCTGTTACCTCATACGGATTTTTTATGTCTGTCAAAAGGCTTGCCGTCGACATTGCAGTCTGATTGTTTTGCATATTTTGCATATTCTGTTCGTTTATCATTGCGGGGGTCGGCAATGTTTCTGGATTGTACGGCTGGGTTGAATCTATGTTCTGAATTTCACGAACCGCCAAATCATTTGCAACTTCGTTATTTTGACTTTCGGCAGGGATTGTCTGTGTAAGTTGATTTATCGACTGCCCCGACGCAGGATTTCTTCTATTCAGTGCCTGTTGATCAGGACTGAAACTTTGATAATTCGGACTTGTGGGGCTAACCAATGTAGCCAGGTCAAGTATGGATGGAATTTCGTAACCGTATTGCTGCATGGTATTTGGAATCTGGTTGTTTATACAATTATAATTATTGCAGGCTGAGGGATTGGTGTCGAGATTATACAGAGTATTTGGGTTGAGCTGCTGCGCCTTTTTATTGTTGATGTAATTTACCAAAACAAATCACTCCTATGTGTTTTTGTAAGCCTGTGTCGGAGAATAAAAACAATGTTTACCGATACGATTGTAAATCACGCCGATATTGGTAGGAAAATAGTTTGGACAGGTTGAGGAATAAGGATTAAAATAGAATAAAGAATTGCCGACCGAGCTGTCGGTATTGCCTGCAAGTGCCCAATCTGCAATTTCGTAGTGTATATCTTCAGGTACAATATTATACACATTTTGCGAATTGTACTGACCCCCTACGGAAGTCTTTAAGCAGGTAAACTGATTTGGCTGTGTAATGATTGCCCGCACATCTCCACCGTTGCTTATCCGTGAAAATTCCCCGTAAGGAACAGTTGACCTGTTGATAATCACAGAGGCAACCGCACGCATACCTTCAATCCCCTCACCTCCGCTTTCGCATTTTAACAACCGAGCAAACAATTCTCTTGTGTCAAAAGCCATAAAATCACCCGCCTTACGAAAAATAATTCGGTATTGCTTATTCATTTCATTTTATGATAAAATAATAATTTAGTTACAGGTATTGACAATTTTTAATTGAGCCGTTATAATAGTTGAGTACGATAATTTAATATGGAGATGTACCCAAGTGGCTGAAGGGTCTGGCTTCGAACACCAGTAGGTCGGTAACTCCGACGCGAGAGTTCAAATCTCTCCATCTCCGCCAAAAGCACTCGAGCAATCGGGTGCTTATTTTTTGTGATAAACACTGAAAAATCGGCTTATTTGCTATGTTTTTCAATCACTCAGCCTTTGCTTTTTGAGTGAATTTCGGTATCAAACAATATCAGCTAAAATCAATAAAGTTACACAGTAAATTACACAGTAAAAGCCCCTCACCTACCATATGATAAGTGAGGGGCTAAACTTATGTATTATTACTCTGACACTTCCGGCAAACCTGCAACACTTGTCAACAGCGAAAGAACTCCCGAAAGTGCACTGGCCGAGGCGACCGCAATCCAATTCACATCGCTTAACACGGCAGATACACCGATAACCGAAATTGCAGTTTGAGCAACGGTTTTTACTGCTCTTACGCCTGCGCATTTTGCCCACGATTTCCAATTTGTAATTTTTTTCATATTATTACCTCCTTATTTTTGCTCAAGGTCTGCAATTCTGTGATTTGCGACTTTGATTTCTTCGTCTGCAACAGCTGAATTTTTTTCAAGATTAAACACTCGCTCTTGCAAATGATTGTATTTATCTTGCTTTTGCTCAAGTTTATCTATACGATACACTATAAGAGATTTAGTGCTTTCATTGTCCGCTTTGAGCTTTTTACGATTCGAAGAATTAATGAGAAGTTGACATATAATGCTACTGCTCGCAATGATTAATGATGTAATTATTTCTGTTGACATACTACACCTCGTTAAGTCAAAGTAATCTGCAAACCATCTATCTTCCCGCCGATAATGCCAGCATAGCCGTCTTGCTTTGTATCTTTCTCGCCGTTATACTGCCAGCCAAGGAATCTCTTTTCACCCTGCATACGCACACGATATGTAGCTTTATAATTGCCGACTCCCTCAAATTCAACCTGCAAGCCGTCAATGACCTTGCCTTTAATTCCTGCGTAGCCGTTATTGCTATCGTTGATGTCATAACCGTCTACCCAGTCAAGCCAATCACCATTGAGCAAGTGCACTCTATACTTTATATCGCCTTTGCTGACCTTAACTGCAACGGCTGAAATAGCTTGTTTCTTACGTCCTGCAATATTAGACAAGCCTTTGACCTCGCTGTACCACTTGCCGTCTGCGTACACCCTGTAAGTCAATGTCGGCTTTTCAACCTTAACATTTTCAAAAACATTTTCGTTAAATATGATGTTAGTATCAATATTTTTGCCGTAACCGCTTACTCTGCCTGATGAACTATTCTGCCAAATATCACAGTCAATCTCTGCTTTGTCATTGTACTGTGCAAGCCAGATACTGTACTTTTTCTTTAATTTATCGTAATCGAGATAATTATTAAACCAATTCAGATTGGCATATACGCCGACCTTATAGCCGTTAGCCTTAACCGTATTGCAAAAATGCTCGGCAATAGCAGTCAGAGTTGGTTTGCTGAGATGTGTCTGGAAGTTGTCCTCCATATCATAATAAACAGGCATATCAAGAGCCTTGCCGCCAATACACGCAAGACAGGCTCTTGCCTCTTTTTCGGCATCGTCCACGCTGTCGGCATAGCTGTACCAGTATGCACCGACTTTCAAGCCTGCTGATTTTGCATTTCTATAGTGACTTTCAAACATACTGTCTTTCTGACTTGATTCTCTGCCATAGCCTGCTCTTATAATGACCGCTTTTATACCGTCATTTTTCATTTTGTTAAAATTAATGCCTTGCTGAAATTCTGAAATATCAACACAAGTAATTTTTGCCATAATCAACCCTCCCAAACTGCCATAATAGCGTTGTAGTACTCCTCGCGGAGCTGTTCCTTTAAAATCTCTCTGTCACTCTCGCAATTTGTATATGCGTTGCGGACATTCTCGCCGACCTGTACCTCAACATCGTTAATGTTTATAAATTTCTGTCTTAACACGCTCACTCCCTCTTTTGTAAGCATATCAAGCGTAATTTTTTCTGTAACCTCCATTTTAATCCTCCTATCTGCGAATAATATATGTAACAACAAAATTCATTTTTTCATCTTCAACAAATTTATCGGACGGTGCACTTATGTAAATCCACGAACCGTCTATTCTCACATTACGCAAGTTATTCTTTGTAGAATATACGGCAATACTTGCAAGTCTACTTTCTGCTTTTGACGGGAACGGCAAACCCGTCATTTGCAAATAGTTTTTATCCGCCAACATACTTGTAATATTTACAGACACAGTAACTGCGTCGCCGTTCTTTGCGTAAACGAAGTTTCCCGCACTGCCCTCATAAATTGTCTGTCCCGGAGATAATTCTCCCGAACCGATTTCGTTATTCGCCGCATCATATTTGTTTGCAAGCGATTTTTCTATATCGGCTTTGTTCTGCACAACGGTCTGCCTAAGCGAATTAACACTGTTATACACAGTGCCGCTCGTTACATAGTTAGGACTATTATATTTTGGTTCCGTATCGAATGGCCTTTTGTCAAGCTTAAGGTTTAATGATCGGTTTATATACGTTTTATCATAGGCATCGGTAATTCCGTAACCGGCAAGAGTATCCGCCTTATCCGCTTTAAGATTAATCTTCATTGTCACTGTTTCGTCAATGTCTGTTATTTCATCTTCAAGCTCGGTTTTATCTGCCTTTGCAGATAAGGCTGTGTTAATCGCAATTATTCTCTCGCTTAGCGTGTTGATGTTGCCATCCGC